TGCCGCCCGAGGAGCGCCAGACGTACTATGTCGAGTTCGCGATCGACGGGCTGCTGCGCGGGGACATCCAGAGCCGCACGCAGGCGTATGCCACGGCGCGGCAGTGGGGCTGGATGAGCGCCAACGACATCCGGGAGCTCGAAAACATGAACCCGATCGAGGGCGGGGATGTCTATCTCCAGCCGCTCAACATGATCCCCGCGGGTCAGCCGCCTGAGGCGGCGCCGGGGGCCGGGCAGCGGGCGGTCGGTCCGTTCGAGGCACGTGCCAGCCGTGCCCAGCGTTCCGTCACGGCCCGGCGCCGGCTAGCGAACGCGCACCGGACAATCTACCGCGACGTGCTGGCGCGTATCGTCCGGATCGAGCGCGATGAGGTGCGGGCGGCCGTGCGGCGGCACCTCCGGGGCCGCAGCACCGACGCCTTCACGGCCTGGGTGCGCGAGTATTACTACGAGCGGCTGCCGGGGCGGGTGGTTGAGTATATGCTGCCGCCGGTGCGGACCCTGATGGAAGCCATCGCCGCCGAGGTGGTTGACGAGATCGGGGGCGAGGGCGCCCCGGCCGAGCAGCTTGACCAGTTCGCACGGGAATACGTTGACGTGCTGGCATTGCGCCACTGCGGCGACTCGCGATCACGGCTGCTGGCGATTCTCAATGCGTGGGGCGAGCGGACGGCTGGCGCTGCCGAGCAGCGCCAGGACGCTGAGGAGCTGGACGAGCTCGCCGCGCTGATCGACGCCGAGATCGATAGCTGGGATGACCGGGTAGAGCGGGACGCCGAAGATGAGGCGCACCGGACCGCGAATGCGGCGGCCAAGCTCGTCTATGGCCTGCTCGGGATCTTCCTTTACCGCTGGATCGCGACGGGTGACGAGCCGTGCGACTACTGCAAGGCGATGGATGGCCGCATCGTGAGTGGGGATCACCCGTTCCTGGCCGCGGGGACATCACTCGTGCTGCCGGGGCTGGCGCCGTTCCTCTCGCAGACGTCGATCGGCCATCCGCCGCTGCACACCGGCTGCCAGTGCGTCATCGCGCCAGGCTAGGAGAGGCACATATGGGTATCGAGAGCACCGGCCTGGATCATGAGGTCCGGGCCTTCAGCATTGATGGAATCCGGATCGAGCAGCGCGCCGCCGGTGAGGATGGCGGTGACGTGCTGCGGCTGGCGGGCTATGCCGCCGTGTTCAACAGCCCCGCCAACATTGGCGGGTTTGACGAGGTGATCCGTCCTGGGGCGTTCGCGCGGGCGATCAATGAGGGCCAGGACGTGGCGTTGGTGTTCAACCACGATCCCAGCACGGTGATGGCGCGCACGACGAACGGCACGCTGCGGCTACGGGAGGACGACCACGGACTGTGGTTCGAGGCGGACCTTGACCCGGCCGATGTCGATGCCCAGCGCGTCGTGGCGAAGGTCAAGCGGGGCAACGTCCGGCAGGGCAGTTTCAGCTTCCAGGTCCGGGACCAACGCTGGCACAACGACAGCGACCGCCCACGGCCGCTGCGAGAAATCCTCGACGTTGACCTGTACGACGTGAGCCCCGTCACCTACCCCGCCTATGCCGAGACGGAGGTGTATGCTCGGGGGCGAGTCGTTGCGCCCCCGCCGCCGGCCGGCCAGCAGGTCGCGCCGGCGTTGCCGGGACCGCAGTTCCGGCGCCGGCAACGACAGATCGAGATGCACCGGGCGTACCTCGCCCTGATGGAGGTGTCTCATGAGTGATATTCATAAGTTGCGGCAAGAATACCGGGACAAGCTCGCCTCGCTGGAGAGCCTGATTGAGGCCGCCGAGGCCGCCGGCCGGGACCTGACCGAGGAGGAACAGCGGCAGTACGACGCGCTTGATAGCGAGCTGCGGAGCCTGCGGACGCGGATTGAGCGGCTAGAGGAGCTGCGGGCGGCACGTGACGCCGCGCCCGAGCCGGCCCAGCCGGACACCCGCAACGCGCCGCGGTTTGAGGTGCGGGACTACGACGAGCGCGACTTCCGCTCATTCGGCGAGTTCATCCATGCGGTGCGCTTCAATCCGGGCGACCAGCGGCTGCGTGGGCAGCGGGTCGAGGACCGAGCGGACCTCCAGATGAGCGTCGATGCCCTCGGTGGGTACCTGGTGCCGGAGCAATTCCGGAGCGACCTGCTGCGGATTAGTCCGCGGGAAGCCGTGGTGCGGCCGCGGGCGTTTGTCATCCCGGCCGGATCGCCCCCGGATGCGGTCATCCGTATCCCCATCCTCGATCAGTCGGGGACCCGTGGGGTTTATGCCGGAGTCCAGGTGGCCTGGATCAACGAGGGCGCGCAAAAACCGGAGACCAACCCGCAATTCGATGAGGTCAGCTTGGAGCCGCAGGAGGTCGCGGCCCATACGGTGCTGACCGACAAGTTGATTCGGAACGCGCCAATCGCTGACTCGGTGGTGCGGCAGCTCCTGCGGCAGGCGATCATCGCGGCAGAGGACGTGGCGTTCCTGACCGGTGACGGCAACGGGAAGCCGGTCGGGCTGATCGGCCACGCCTCGAACGTGACGGTCAACCGGGAGACGGCCGATCAGATCACCTACGGCGACGTCGTGGCGATGTACAGCCGATTCCTGTTCGGCGGTAACCCGGTGTGGTTGGCGAGCCAGACCGTGCTCCCGCAACTGATGCAGATGATGGACACCGCGGGGCAGCTCGTCTGGCAGCCGAATGCGCGGGATGACGTGCCCGGCACGCTGCTCGGCATCCCGGTGGTAGTCAGCAACCGCATGCCGACGCTCGGCAACAAGGGCGACCTCGTTCTGGCCGATCTCGGCTACTATCTGATCAAGGACGGCGCCCCGCTCGCGATCTCCGCCAGCGAGCACGTCTTTTTCCGCGAGAACAAAACCGTCATCAAGGCATTCTGGATGACGACCGGGCGGCCGTGGCTCAGCTCCCCGATTCAGGATGAGGACGGCACGTTGGTCAGCCCGTTCGTGGTGCTGGACGTGCCGGCCGCCTAGAAGGAGGGGCGATGCCGACCTATCGGGTGATCCGGCCGTTCGTTGACCGGGAGACCGGTCAACGGCGCGAGCCGGGTGAATTGATCGAGGTGGACGCGGAGCGCGGCGAGCGGCTGCTCGCTGCGCTCGTTGTTACCGAGGTCAATGACGCGCCGGCGCCGGAGACGGCGGCCCGTGCCCCACGGGAGACGGCCGCCCGGCGGCGCGGGCGGGCGAGGGCATAGCCATGTGGACATTGGAGCGGCTGGCGGGGCCGGCGGAACCGGCGGTCAGTCTGGCAGAGGCGAAACTGCACCTGCGGGTTGACCACGACGCCGAAGATAGCCTGATCGAGCGGATCATCCGGGCCGCCACCGAGCGTGCCGAGGAGATCCAGGGACGGGCGTACGTGACCCAGACGTTCCGTCTGGGGCTGCCCCGGTTCCCACGCGGGCGGGTGATCTACCTGCCCCGACCGCCGCTCCAGTCGGTCGAACAGATCACCTACCTGGACCCGGCCGGCGAAGAGCGCACGCTGAGTCCCGATACCTACCGGGCCGATCCGGCCGCTGTGCCCGGGCGGGTGATCCTCCGGCGGGGCGCGGCCTGGCCGACGACGGCCGACGAACCGGACGCGGTACGGATCACCTACGTCGCCGGCTATGGCGACACCGGGGCGGCGGTGCCCGAGGAGACGCGCGCGGCCATCCTGCTGTTTGTCGGGCACCTCTACGAGAGCCGTGAGGCGATCACGGTGGGGACCGGCCCGACGTTCAAGCTCGCCTATGGGCCGGAGTACCTGCTCTGGCCGGACCGGGTGTTCCCGTTCGATCCGCTGGGGGGTGCCTGATGCATGCCGGCATCCTGCGGCACCGCGTCCGGATCGAGGCGCCGGTTGACGGGACCAACGAATGGGGCGAGCCCTCGCAGGGCTGGGAAACGGTGATTGACAACCTCGCTGCCGAGGTTCGGGACATCCGTGGCCGGGAATACTGGCAGAGCGGGCAGGTGCCCGTCGGCGAGGTGACGACGCGGGTCCGGGTGCGCTACCGGCCTGGGATCGCGCGGCAGATGCGCGTGATCCACGGGGACCGGGTGCTCGGCATCGAGGCGGTGATCGACCCGGATGGGCGCCGGACCGAGCTGCATCTGATGTGCCGGGAGGTGTCGTGATGGCGGTCTCGATGGGGCGCGGCGCCGCGACGATCTCCGTTGAGCTGGAAGGGTGGGAGGAGCTAGAGCGCAAGCTCCGGAAGCTCGGCGGCGACGTCAACGTGCAGCGGGTCATCGAGGATGCGCTGGCCGAAGGCGGCGAATACCTGAAGAGTGCGCTCCAGGCCGGCGCGCCATACCGCACGGGGCAGCTCCGGGACAACATCGTGATCAGCCGGAATGGGCGGGAAAAATACAGCATCCGCGTGGGGCCGGATGGGGACGGGTTCTACGGCCGGTTCCTGGAGTACGGCACGCGCAAGATGCGGCCGCACCCATGGATGCGCCCGACGTTCGACCGCGTGGCGCACGAGGTGGAGCAGGCCATCTCGGTCGCACTCTGGCGAAAGGTGTTGGAGGCGTCCAGTGCTTGAGCCGGCACTGGTGGCATATCTCCGTGAACACGTCCCGTCGGTCGGGGGCCGGGTGCATCCCGGCGTGCTCCCGGACCCTCCGGTGCTCCCGGCGATCACGTACACGCGCGTCTCGACGCGGCGGCCCGTCACCTACGACGGGCCGCACGGTTTTGTGCGGACGCGCATGCAGCTCGACGTGTGGGCACCGAGCCGGTCGCAAGCCAGGGCGGTCGCGGATGAGCTGCGCCGGGCGCTACTCGGCTACCGCGGCCGCATGGGAGAGACGGAGGTGGCGATCCCTGAGCAGAGCATTGACGAAGATCTGGATGAGCCCGAGGACGGGCTCGCGCGCGTCATGACGGAGTTCATCATCTGGTACGAGGAGGACTGAGATGTCGGTTCCAGCGCAGCGCGGATACATCGGTTTGGGAACTACGCTCGCCTACAGCGAGGACGGCGGTACGACCTGGAATGACATCGCCCGGATCGCCGAGATCGGCGAGCTCGTGTTCGGCGAGGCCGACAAGGTCGACGTCACCGGGTACGACACGCCCACGAGGGTGCGGGAGTACATCAAGGGGCTGGAAGAGCCCGGCGAGATCGAGCTGACCGGTATCTGGACGGCCCACGAGAGCCAGCTCGCGATCATGGAGCTGGATGACGTGATCAAGTGGAAGGTGACGTTGCCGAACAACCTGGGGGAGATCACCCTCGACGGCTA